CTACGAAGAAGAAGGATAACATGCTCACCTACACCAACGTTCAAGTGCCCCGCACTACCCTCACTTATGCTCAGACTGCCGCCGTGTTGCAAGGTGGTGCGTCTGACTACCAATTCCTCTGGGCCGCTACTGCACGGACCAACGAAGCTGTCCCCGGTGGTCCCGCGGCCATTGGTGATGACTCCAGTCGAACCGCCACTACTGTGTACATGAAGGGCCTCCGTGAGAGAGTCGATATGGCCCTTAACTCCGCCCGTCCATGGGTATGGAGGCGTATTGTTTTCACTATGAAGGGTTTCAACAACACCTTCGTCCCTGCCACTGGTGCGAACTTCTTTGTTCTTACTTCCAGTGGATATGGTCGTCTCATCAACGATATGACGGCTACTCAACGTACTCAAGCTCAGGCTATCATCTTCGATGGTAACAAAGACGTCGATTGGAACGATGTCTACAACGCCAAGACCGATAGTAACCTTATCACCGTTCGCTCCGATACGACGACCCTTATTAAGCCGAAGACAACCGCTGGTGATATCCAGAACCGTACTTTCTACTACCCCTTTGAGAAAAATCTAGTCTATGCGGATGATGAAATTGGTGGAGTTACTGGTCACTCCGCTTGGTCTACCCTTGGCAAACCTGGCATGGGTGATGTTCTTGTCTATGATATGATCGCTCCCGGATCAGGATCAGTCTTTGGAGACACACTGTCGATCAACATTCAGGCTACATTGTATTGGCATGAAAAATAGTTACTTAATGAGTGGATAGTCCGCAGGGACGTTAACGATAATACAATTTCCATCAATCCAGTCAGCATCAGCGTCAGCATCCGCCCGCGGATCACTGTTGTTGCACCAGATGATGGGTCTACCCCAATCAAATGTTCTCTTCCCCTTGTACTTGTCTGTGACCGTGAAAGTTTCCTGCGCACCCATCCAAAACTTCCACATTGGAAAAAACTTCAATGAGTGAATATCGTCAAATACAGCATAATTGACGTCATCAGCATCATATGACAGCTGCTCCATGTCAAAGGCCCCACCAAAGTAAAAGTGTTTGCCTAGACTCCTTGCCCATGACGTCTTCCCGGTCCTTGTCGGTCCGACCAAGACGAGAGATTTAGGTCTAGGCTTAGTCAGCTTACGTAATCAATATACCCCAGATCACAATGTAATCAAGCGTCCTCGAGCGAAGGTATGAGCACGAGCCCCCCTCCGGGGGACGAGGCCCGAAGGCCGAGAGGGGCCGTGCGTAATACCGGAGTGACGGACAAGATATGTTAAGGATCAGAATACACTTACCGTCCTCCACGTCTTCCCAAATAAGTATGCACCCAATCAGAGAGTTCCGGATAAGGTCCAAGCTCCCATTCCAGTTCTGCAGGACTGACGTAATGCAACGGGTTCTGGATGGTCTTTCCCTCTGCAATAGCGCGTACCTGGAAAAAATATCTCCCGAAGAGGTTAGGACTAGATTCGTAAGCTTGCTGTAGAGTGTCCTCTCTAGTCGCTGCATCGAAGACGCGTCTCCAGAAGTCATCAGAATCTGTCTTGGCAGGTTCCTCGTCAGGTCGCCCGAGTCCTCCGGCAACCACGTCTCCATCCTTGGTAGCATACTCGAACATTTTGACAGGAGTTTTGACGCCGCGTAGAATGTTTGGATGATGGCCATCGACGTCAAATGCTCTGGCGTCCCTCGTTCGTAGCTTGGTAGAGTGCATGAAAAAAGCATGGTAATGAGTTCCGCCGTCTGCGTGAAGCTCTTTTGCAACGATACATTCGCATCCCAGTTCCGCCAGAAGGTCGTTAATTCTCCATGGATCGAGACCGTCGGACTGAGGGTAGGTGAGTAATCCATATTTCGCCTGGAATCTAAATGTCATGTGACTGGGTCCAAAGGGTTCTGAGATTTGTATTTAATATTATATACAAATCGTGGACCCAGACCCGGGGGTCCACTATAAATACCCAGTCCCCTTTCCCTTTCCGACGGATAACTTTCACACTTTTTCCGCAACATTCATGGCTTATGGCAGATATTCTCGTCGCAGGCGCGTGGTTCGCCGTCGTCGCCCTGGCACACGTTCTATTCGTCGTACTTCCCGTCGCACTACTACTCGGTATCGCCGTACTCGCCGCGTTACTCGCCGCCCTCCTCTGATGTCCCGTCGCGGGATCAATGATGTTACTTCTACGAAGAAGAAGGATAACATGCTCACCTACACCAACGTTCAAGTGCCCCGCACTACCCTCACTTATGCTCAGACTGCCGCCGTGTTGCAAGGTGGTGCGTCTGACTACCAATTCCTCTG